TAAGCTATAATATTACGAATACCATTCATGTTCCAACCGCAATAATAAACTATTTTTTTTATTTTTTCTATATTGGATTCTACTTGACGAAAACAAACAGGGTAGGCACCAATAGGGATATAAGATTCTAATGTTGGCAATTCTTTGTCTTGCGGAACCATCCTAACTTTAATGGGTATACCATATAAATCATCTGGTTTTAATGGGTCAAATCCATTTGGTTTATCTTTTTTGTTTACTATTTGACCTGTATCAAATGTAATCTCCCAGTAATATTTCATTGTGTTTTCAACCACTATTAAACCTCGTCATATAAAAGTGTAAAAGCCTGTGTTGTCATGCTGCCAGATTGTGCTCCTTGTTCTACTTTTAATTGCATAACAATATAATTTGTTTTTTCCCCAGATGCTTCCAATTTACCATCGCCAGGTGTCACCCCCATATCACAGGCAGTTCCTGGAGAATAATAATTTATATCTGCTCTAAGGGTAGCAATAGAAGATTGACTATCTGTTGGGGTAACACCAGAATCAGTAGTCCCTAAATAAATAGATAACTTTTGTGCTCCAGATTCATCTGGTCTTGTATCTGGACCATATATCTTAAAGTTTTGTAGGTAACTATCTGGAGGTGTATCTAATTCATATCTTATCCATAGCTCATATGAATAATTAGCACCAGCCGTCCGAGGAACAGCTACTGGATACGTTGTTTTAGATGCACTAGAGGTATCCCCGCTTAAAAAAAGAGGATTTTTACTACAATCGGTTTCGTTCGCAGCGTTAGTCCCACAACACTTCAAACATTTTAAGGTAGCAACAGCCATAACACCCTCATAAAAATTATGAGATAGTGTTATTTACTTTTCTTAACTATTATTTCAACTTCAGAATCTTTGAACTTTTTCCAAATTTCAAATGGCAAGCTAGCATCATACTCTGAACTAATAATTTCACCATCTTTATTTGTTTTTAGGGTTTTATTAAAGTTGAAAACAACACCATCTCTACCTGGATAATGAGAAATTTTTCCCTTTATCTTTAAATCACTCATCTATTTCTCCTGGTATAGGAGCCTTTTGTTTTTCTAAATATTCTTCTTCTAATTGTTTTATTCTATAGTCACAAAATAACACCACAGAACTTGGCATATCTTTTGCAATTAATAAATCTTTCATTTTATTAAGTGCAAAATTACTAGTCATACCAGAAATAAAATTTTGTATATTCTCAATTGATTTTTTATTCTTATCTATAAAGTCAGACAACCTGCTATCACTAACAGCATTTTTGTTCCAAATGGTTTCTTCGTTAATTTCTTCTTTTTCAAATTCTTCTACAATCCAACCATTGGCATAATCTTTTGTATTTAACAAAAGCTCTCTTTCTTTTTCTGTAATATCTTTTTTGGTTTCATGCCCCTTGAACATATCTTCTTTACCTGTTTCTCTCTTGAAAAACAATGGACCAAGACGACGGTTAACAAATGTATAAAAAGTCTGTTCTTCAACTACCAGAATATGGTCATCACCATGTTGGTCTTTAATAACTTTAGCTTTAGTATTTGATATTATTTTTCTAGTAGTGGTTTTTTTAGGGCGGCCTCTCTTTTTCTTTTCTTCCATTTTTTCTTTTCCTTATAAAATGGTAGGGGGTAAAACTACCCCCAAATTATATTAAGTGACAACAATCTTAGCACATCTTTCTGCAAAGAAAACAGCAACGCCAACCTTTTGATACAGATGGATATGCCAAATAAGGTCATCAACGTTAATCGCTTCTTTAGAACGCAGTTCTTGGTTTACAACGTACTTACCAATATCTTGACCAACAACTAAGACTTCATTTTGTGGAATAGTAAGCTTACCAAAACCATCGCGCCATTGAGGTAAACCAACAATAGGGATACCACGATAGCTAGGCAACATCTTACTATTAAGGGCTTTCCCCTTCATCTCATCACTAAATAAACCTATGTCACCAGCACTCGTATCAACGTTCCAATTAACCATATTGAATAACAGATTTTTACGCCCAACAATAGCCTTGACAGACCCATACTGGTCTTCAACATAATTAATGGCATTATCTAATGCAGTCCTACTAAATTCAGCAGCCGAAGTAAAGTAGTTGCCGTCTCCAGACGAGATAGCACCACTAACCGTACTCCAAACTCTTGCATTGACAGCCCCCTGAATTGCTTCCTTAGCTGCTTTAACTTGGTCTTGCACAGTCCCATATCTGCCAGCTTCTAATTGAGAAATCTCATATTCTGGGTGTGCAGACACCATCCACGTAGGGACGGTGAAAACTTTCTGGGTCATACGTGTTCTGGGAGCATAAGAGCCTGGCTCGTGCCAGTAAGCTTTTAATTTCCCACGAATAGTATACTCAGGAGTTGTACCAACAGGAACGAATTCCTTAGGCAGGATTAAAGAAGCAAGGTCAGACTGTTCAATGCTATCACTAATATATTTGGTAATTTTGTTTGCCACAGCTATACGACCCTCTTTAGAGTCAATAGCAGTTTTCATCTCTTCGGCAAACGCAGCCCATTTTTCTTTAGTGCTCACAAAGAACCTCCTTGCTATTTGTTAAAAATTAATATATCTCTTGATTAACGGGTTTTATTCTAAAACGTAAGAACGGTTGCGAACTATCTTTAAAGAATACACCAATAGCAAAACCGACATAACCAGCAGATGGTCCAGAAGTACATAAACCGCCATCTGCACCCATGCCATTACATGTGCTACCAAGTAAATATCCAAGTCCACTAGCTGCACCAGTCGAAACATAAATCTTTTTCATACCCAATGTAGCTAATGCAGTTGTAGCACCAGGTACATAAGCCTTTCTACCATTAACAGTAGAAACACCCTCTAATGCAGCCCAATAAGTTGCATCTAACCCAAAGCTAGATGGAACCCACTTATCTGTAATATATTCACCACCACCATAATAAACAATAGTATCACCTTTAGTCAGCTTATCTACACTATCAGAAGTATCGTTGAGGTCTTCCTCAAAATAATACTTATTGATAGGATAAATAGCTCTCTTGGCTGTTGCAGTAGTATATGGGACTTGTAGCAATTGATAATTCTCCGAATCAACACCAGCTATATAACACATACAACCATTATATGCAGTCGAAGAATTTATCTTAGCTTCCCCGTATCTCATTCCAGGAATAACAACTTCAAGCATTATTTATCCTCCTAAATCTATTATAATAAAGATTCTTTTATAATCTCATCAACTGTGCTGAATGGGTCAGTTTCGGTAGAATCATCAGTCTTGTTTGCTATCGCAATATCCGACTCAGCAACAGGGTCTTCTTTAGACGCTTTGGCTTTCTTCTTGTCGCCCTCTTTTTCGTCTTCTTTCTTTTTGTCATCTTCTTTCTTTTTGTCTAACATGTCCTCTTTCTTAGCTGCTAACGACTTGGCAGTTTCAAGAAAACCGTCAAATTCCTCATCTGAAGCTTCAGCTATAACCTTATTGGCATAAGCATTACCCTCAAAATCTAAACCAGCTTCAGTTATCTTCGCGCTTCTGTCTCTCAGGCGATTAGCTTTAGTAATTTCATCTTTATATTCTTTGTACTCTTTTTCTAAATTAGCATGAGCAGTTTTAAGGTCTTCAACTTCTTTAGATAATTTATTTTCAGCTTCTTCCTTAGATGCTATGGTAGCTTCTAATTCTTTGACCTTTTCACCGTCTTCTAATTTCTTAACTTCTTCATCAAGAGCTTCTGCTAAAGCCTGCTTAAACTCTGGAGAATTTTTGTCAAAAGGCATAGATTTATCTCCTTTTTCTCTATCTTTCGTTTCAATTAAATTTTCAAAATCAATATCAAATTCTCTTGCAGCGAAAATAATTCTTTCCGCTATTACTAATTTTTCTTCTTCATTGTAATAATCATGTTCACCATTAAAAAATGTTTTAATAGATTTCTCTACATTATCAGCTACATCAATTGGAAAAGCACGATTAGTTTCATCTGCATAAAATTCGTTTGGTACTTCTTTATCATCAAGTGATTCAACAATATTGCTAGGTATTTCTAATTTCCTTATATTCATACTAATTACTCCAGCTGTAACGATATACGGTATAATGGTACTTTCTATATCAATACGACACATTAAGTTGCTATTTATCACCGAAGAAAAACAAATATTTTTATTTTTACTAGCCAAAGCAAGCTTTCTTGCCCACTTATCTGCAGGATTAGCAGTCACAGCACCACCAACGATATTGCTATCTATAAAAATTCTCTCTGCTTCTTTTGTTTTTCTCCTTTCTAAAAGATGGTCGCACCATTCATATGGTGTATTATAAACACCCCCACAAACAGAACACTTAGATTGATTTGGTAAGTTTTCCATAGAAAACTTTAACTCACCAGAATCACTTCTTTCTTTTATAATTCTGGATTCTCTTGGAAATTTATATTTCCATATAGCAGCACGACAAACTAAAAAGTCTTTCTCTAGGGGGTCTATTTCTTCAAAATAAGCCTTGCTTTCTTCTTCTATCTCTTTTACTTTTACATATTTAGCTTCATAAATAACACCAATATTTATATTTTTATGTTCCCAATTAAGAGGTTTATTTATGGCTGTTCCAGCACTTGCTTCTAAGTCTTCTTCTGTCCATCGGTCTTGATTATCGTTCTTATCTGCATGACAAAGAATAAACTCAACATGCATTAAATCACTATTCTTGTGACTATTGGCAATAGCTAAAGATTCTGGGGTATTAGGGTCTTTTATAACACGCGCAAAAGCAGTTTCTATAATTGCTCCCTTACCACCATTAAGTTTAGCATGTAACTTTCTATGGCAACTTCTACATAATACCACTAACCCTTTGCCGCTTTTTAGGTCTTTTCTATTATTGCTAGTGTGGTGTATATCAAAAGGGCCTTTAGTAGTACCACAATGGGCACACTTTTTAGGTAATTTTTTAAAATTCTTATTACCCTTATATGGAGAATCTTTACTATATCTATTGTGGTATGTATCTCCCATAATAAATCCTTATAATTCCGAATGTGCTTCAAACATTATCAAAGCATTATCTAAACTGGCTGCTTCTAAATTATATGCAAGCCTCATATACTTACCTATATTATCTAATTGCAAAGCAACTCCTGCAGCACTATCATAAGCCATAGAAGTAGCTAAAAAATATTGAGCATCATTATATGAATTATATAAGCGCAAGTTTAATCCAGCATTAGCATCGTCAAAACCACTAACTCTTATATATAAAATGCCACTATCTGCTCTAGGGCAATATATAGAGTCGCAAAAAGTGTAAGCACCTGTGCTACTTAATGCTATATTTTTATTAGAAATAGCTGTTGAACTTAATAAGTTAAATATTTCCTTAACCATAATATATCCTTTTGTCTTTTATACGGTTTTATTTTTTTCTTTTTCCTATAGCAAAACCTATACCACCGCCACCAATTATCGCAGCTATAACAGAAGTCAAAAGAGTAAGGAATATTTTATCTAAAATATCATTAATCCTCTTTAATTGTTCTTCTAAATTTTGGATACATGCAGTATTAGTAGCTAATTTATAGTTAAGCTCAGATATGTTTGAAACATTGCTTTCAATTTTCTTTTCTATTTTTTCGTTTTGATGAACCACTTCTTGTCTTGTTATATCTGTTGCATAAACGTTGGTTACATTAATTATTGCAAAAATTATTAAAACTAAGCCCAACAATATAAATATCTCGTTTTTCATTCTTCCCCCAAGGTGTTATTTCTCTTGTCCTGGTTTTAATTTTTTATTTTGAGATTTCAAATTTACTGTATTTTCAGTCTTGGTTTTATCTGAAACTTTTTTATTTGGATTGTTTGTATCATTTGGTCTACCCTTTTCAACTTCTTTTCCCCCGCTAAATGGTAAATTAGGAGGTGTAAATACTGTTTTTTGGTCTTCACTTTCTTCTTTTTTGCTTTTCTTTTCATGTTCAAAATCATACCCAGATTCTTGAAGTGAAGTTTTAATAGAAATTAAACCCCTATCATAAAAAGCTAAAATTAAGTTTTTTACCGCTTTTTCATCAGTAAGGTTCATTCTCTCCCATTTTACGGTTATTTCTTCGTCGAAATCATTGTATTTAGCTATTTGTGAAAGAATTTTTTCTAACCATAATGAACAAGTTTTTCTCCAATGCATCAATCTCTCTACAAGAGATAAAATAGAAACCCATTCATCGCCTTGCTGGTTTAATGACATCAAAACAGGTGGAAGACCAAGAGCAATCATTAGGTCTTCTTTGGCATCCCTATATTTATCTTTGAACGCCAATACTTTACCATCTGGACCTACTTGTAGTATTTCAACATCATGTGCCCAAACAAGGGTTTTTGTTGCAGTCGGATTTTGTATTAATTGAGCAAATTTTCTCAATCTAGCACCACTAGCTGGATGTTCTTCTGTCCCAACCTTAAATATGGTCACAAGATTAATCAAACCAGACGAAATAGCCTCATCTAATTCTCTTATTCTCTCTAATAAAGAAGCAGCAGAAAATGCCCTAGTTAAATATGGGACACCCCAAGCCTGATAACCTTTGGCTCTTCTTTTCAAGTGAGTAACAAACTTTTGATTCAATCTAATCCCATCTGGATTACCAGATGAATTTTTTATGGATTGAATAACACTTCTTGGAACAGCCTGTTTGATAAGTGCTGCTTCTGGGTCACGCCTTCCATCGCTACGAAGCTTTTCTAATAATTTATCATCATACTTAAGATACACAACTTCTTGACCAAACGCAATTGGTCCAGAAGGAATATGAATAGACAGAGGATTTAATAAATTTATAGTAGATGGTAACTTATAAAAAGAACCATCTATCTCTACATTTTCCCACTTACAATATGGAAAAGCATTCCCAGAAGTAAACCACTCTAATCCAAGCTCTTGCATAATTGGGTAAACACCTGCTAAAGTATTAGTGTTTATGCTATTAACATTTTTAAAAAAGTATTTTAATATTTTATCTAGCTTTTTATTGCCGGTCGGCATTGGAGTACAACCCGTTACAGCAAAATCAATTAATATGTCTACGGCGTTACCTATAATAGCATTATATTTATATAGTTTGTTAGCTACTTCTATTTGTTTATAGATATCATTATATATGTCTTTGTATTTACGTAGCGAGTCTAAATAGCTAGTTGGAACCTGAATAGAAGTTGGTACTTTTAGCCCTACAGCTAATTCCCCTTCTCCAACTTGTTGGACATCTTCTATTTCTTCTACTTCGTTTTCTATAATATCTAATCCCATTATCTCACCCAAAATCCTACACCTAATTCTACGTTTTCTACTAAGGCTCCATTAGCTATATGTTCATTGGCAGCTCTAATACCCAAAGCTAATGCAGTAGCCCTATCTTTCTTAAACTGAGAAGGAACATCGAATTTATAATAATTACCCCTTCCTTCGGCTTGTAATACTAATAATTCTCTTTTGGTTTCTATAATCTCGTTTCCTGCCCTTTCTAATTCTTTATCTCCTGCTCGTCTTATGTCAATTGGGAATAATAATTTTTTGTGTTGCATATCAGCTTTAAGACGCATATATAGGTCATTAACAACTGGACTGGAAAAATTAACCATTCTAAGAGTATGAACACCCTCTCTATCATTCATATCTTTATCGTCCATATCTAAAATTGGAGGCAAAACACGACCATCGTTAGTTTTAAATGGTTGACATAGCAAATCTTTTATCGTCATTCCACCGCCTCCAGCATCACAATTTATTTGGACAACATTGAATATGTCTAAATAATGCCTAATTAAAGAAACCATTTTTTGGTATGTTGCCCCATTCAAGGTAGCTACATGAACTAACCTTTTTATGTTGTTGTCTATCTTGATAATAGCTATAGCAAAATTGTCACCTCCGGCTACTCTAGCAGCATCAATACCCATTGTATATTTACTTTCATACTCTCCTATAAGTTCAATAGGTGAATCTGTTTGAGTGACTACTCCATTGCTATCAACATCAACTTTTGGCGTACATGAATCAATAAGTCTAGAACTAAAGAAACCAACATTCTCTATGGGGAATCGGCACATGTTTTCCATTTCATATAGTTCTGCTGTAGTATCCATACGCATCATTTCATATACTTCTTCGTCAATTTCAAAAGGAGGGTCTTTAATCATCTTTAAGTCTTCAACTGTATATTCATGGAATGCATAAAGATTTGGTTTTCTAATAGACATAACATTATACAATAAATATTGGATATAAAAATGATTCCAAGTATAATAGGCAGTAGAGGAAATAATATACTTATTTTCTATCCCCTTATTTTTAACGTTCATCATAGGACGAACAACAACTTTAATAATTTCTTCGCTAACTTGTGCATACTCATCTATAAGGATAACATTGTATCTTCTTCCTCTTATTTTATTTCCCTTACCAAGTGGTAATCCTTCGATAAAAGACCTATTATGGAATCTAACAAAAGCTTTGAACGTTGTTCTTAATACTTTACCTGATACTGAAGCTCTAAAAAATACAGCATCTTCATAAAAATCACATATTTTGTCAAATAAGAATTCTGTTTGTTTAAATGAAGGAGTTATAACTCCAATTTTAACATTGGGATATAGCATAGCATATAAGACAGCAAACAATGCTAATAGCCAAGTTTTACCAATTCCACGACTCATTAAAAGAAGGTTATTTTTTTTAAACCACAAATCGCGCAGGGCTTTTCTTTGAAAAAAGCAAAGTTCTACACCAAGTAAATCTCTTGCAGCTTCTACTGGGTGTTGGCGATAAAACATAACAAGTTTTTCAGACTTGTTAAGACCGTATTGTTCTTTTTTTGTTAGCCTAGCTAGAGACATTTATATCAATCCCATCTGGTAGTTCTTTTTTGGGTGGCTTTTCTTTCATTACTTCTTTGGCAACTGCTTCAGAAATCTCAGAAATTTTGTCTCCATCAAGACTTGCACTAATTTTACCATCTACATTAAGAAGTGCTTCTATTTTTTCAATGGGAGGAAGGATATTAATAGGTGGTTTTTGCTTTTTTAAATTATCATAATATAGTTCTTCTTCATATTCGGCTTTTAATTTTTCTGGCATTTGTTTTAGTTTTTCTTCTAACTTTAATGCAAGTTCAGCAACATTACCATCAATGTTATTAAGTTGCCCTTCTCTTTGTTGTCTAGTAATCCCAAGTCTTTGTTGAACTTCGGATATTCTCTTTAAGCTATCATTTAACTGCTTACTATAATCTGTTTTTGGGTTTTTTAATTGAGCACTAAAAAGCCTTCTCTGGATTAATTCTTCTACTAATAACTGGTTTAATAGTGGTGCATCAGAACTTATATTAAATTCAAAATCCTTCATATAAATTCCCATGCGTTCTTTCCACCAGTTTTTTTCTGATTGTGTCATGGATTTCTGTATGTCGTAATCTTCAAAGGTTGGTTTTTCTTTTGGGTCGGGCTTAATAGGTTCAAAGTTTTTTCTATTTGGTTTAAGATTTTGGTGAGACTTCCATTGAAATCCTGTCTTTACTTTAATTCTTGTATCAATATCTCTTGGTGCAC